GTATGAGCTAAATTATGTACAAAATGCAGAGTTAAGAGATATAATAAGATACAGATATAATGATAATAAAACGTGGTTACAGATAATGTTTTTAATGAATTATAACAATGAAGATACAGCAAGAAAAAAATTAATAAGATTTTTAGAAAAAAAATAGAAATGTCCGTTTTGTCCGCTTAAAAGATGATAAAATATTATTAATGAAAAGTGTAATCGTTCAGAAATGAACAAGCCCAAGATTACAAAAGTATTAGCTACAAATAGTTTGTGTGTATAAGAGTAGATGTTTTAAATGTCTATTCTTTTTATTATGTTAGGAAAGGAAAATAGAAAATGGAGTTAAAAGATACAGTAGAATTAATGAATAGCAAAGATTACAAAGAGAGATTTAAAGCAGAATATTTACAAGCAAAAATAAGATACGACAAACTGGATGCAATGACTGTAAAATATGAAGCAGGAACATTGAATTTTACACCTAGTTGTCCATTAGAATTACTAAAAGAACAAAAGAAATATATGGGTAACTATATAAGAACTCTTAAAATAAGAGCAGAAATTGAGAAAATAGATTTAAATTAGTTATTACCAGTATGCTAGGTAACTGATAATATAGATTAGCTGTTTGCACTTTGTTTATAATAAACCCCTTAAAATTATCATTACAGAACTTTCCTAGCGAGTTCTAATTAATATTTATAAAATAGTATGCAGTGATATATAAAACTTATCAATGGGAGCATAAGGTTGAAACACTAATTCCGTCACAGGGAAGAAAAAGTGTGTAGTCTTCCAAGAGATTCGGCTCGTAAGCTAAAGGTTGAGCTGTGATATAGACCAGAATCCAAAGTGTAAGATAGCTACTTATACAAACCGATATATCATTGCATAGTGTTTTATAAATAAAAGAAAAGAGGAAAAGATATGGAAATAAAATGTACGGTTGAGGAATTAAAATTATTAATAAATAAAGAAACATCAGTTACCGAGACAACTGATGTAACTATAAGCAATAATGATAAAGTGATTTTATCAAATATGTTAACAAATTTACAAAAAATATGTAAAGAACCTATTGCTTTTTAGGTTTAATATCATAATTTTCAAGAAGCCAGTTGTGATAGTTTTCTAATTGTTTAATTGCTAAATAATTACTTGCTTTAATTGCATAACCTAAAGAACTTCCAAGTAAAGCACCAATTCCAGTAGAAATATCTGTATTATTATCAGGTATTAATTTTTTTTGGTTTTTTTCTAGTTCATTAGTAAGAAAAGGATAATACTCATTTTTGTATTTATCATTACAATTAGATAAAAATTGATTTAAATCAGGCATCATAAATCACCTCCAATCGAGATGATTATAACAGAACAAAAATAAAAATAATGTCAAAATATGTCAAAAAATAAAATAAAAGGAGATGTACATATGACTAATCAAGAAAGAATAGAAAAATATAAAAAAGAAAACTGTAGCACATGCACAAAGAACATAGAATGTAAAATAGTAAGAAGAATAGACGGCAAATTAACATGCACAGAAGAGGAATAGAGTATGATTCAATGTTTAATAGATAATAAAATATGCCCAAACGGGAATAAAAAGTGTAAAGTATGTAAATTTGACAGTTGTGAGGAAGTGCTAGAGATGATAGAAGAAGAGCAAAAATATAATGAAAAATGGAAATTAAAACAAATAAAAAGTGAATTACCAGAACAGTGTAAAAACTGTTCTTTTTTAGAAATTACTAATCTAAGAGAAGGTAAAGTATTTTGTCCGTACAGAATTAAAGATAAATGCTTAATAAAGTAGAGGAGAATGAAAATGTATCTAAAAGTAAAATCAAAGAAATTAAAAAATCTCAGTGTAAAAATAGCTCAAGCAAAGAATAATCTAGTTGTGAATATATTAAATAAAAAAGGATACGAATGTGATAATTCACAAATAAGTCAAATAAAAGCAAATAGAAAATTAAATTCAGAACAGAAAAAAGTAATATTAGAAAATCAAAACGAAAAAGTATCAAAAATTGGAAGTTACTATGTATGGGAAGCAGATGTTATAGTAAAGATAGTAGACAAAATAACAGGAAAAGAGGTATAAGACTATGTGGAACATATTTTTAGGAATAATATTAAGTTGTTTAGGAGTAATAGCAATAGCATTTACTCTTTTTATTTTTGTTACAATAATAGATGTAATGATAAAACAATTTAAAAGAAAATAATTTTAATAAATTTTAATTAGGAAGGGGTGAACCAATGTTAAGCGAAAAACAAATGCAATGTATAAACTTAATGGTTATAGAAAATAAAACACAAAAACAAATAGCAAAAGAATTAAAAATAACAGAACAGACAATATGCAACTGGAAAAAAGATAAAGAATTTAAAAATGAAATAGAGAACAATATAAAAGAAAATTTTGGTTCACTTGCATTAGATGCTCAAAAAGAATTAAAGAAATTGTTAAAATCAAATAATGAATACATAAAAATGCAAGCAGTAAAAGATATTCTTGATAGAGCAGGATACAAACCTGTTGAAAGAAGAGAAATAAAAGATGATACAGAAAAAACAAAAAAAATAGATGCTATATCTGATATATTAAATCAAATGCAAAGTGCAGATGATGTGTAATGTTAAAATTAAGTCAAAAATATAAAGAGTTCTTACAAACCAAATGCAAGAGAGAGTTTTTAGAAGGAACAACCGCAGCAGGAAAAACAACAGTAGGAATATTTAAGTTTATGTGTATGGTTGCTGATTCTGATAAAAAATATCATATTATTGCAGGTGATGATGTAGGAACAGTAGAAAAGAATGTTATAAACTCTGAAAATGGTTTACTAGAACAATTCGAAGATATAGCAGAGTATTGGCCAAAAGGAAAAGATAAAATAAGATTACCACATATAAGATATGATACAAATAAAGGTGAAAAGATAATATATGTATGTGGTTATGGTGATAAAAAAAGATGGAAAAAGGTCCTAGGTGGACAAGTTGGTTGTGTGTATCTTGATGAAGTAAATTTAGCAGATATGGAGTTTATGAGGGAAGTTACACATAGATGTAAATACATGATGACTACATCAAACCCAGATGATCCATCATTAGATATTTACAAAGAATTTATAAATAAAAGTAGACCAATACCAAAGTATGAACAAGATTATCCAACAGAGCTATTAAAAGAATTAAAAGAACCTCATGTGCAAGGTTGGGTACATTGGTATTTTACATTTTATGATAATGCAGCATTAACCAATGAAGATATACAAGAAAAAATAGATGCAACACCAATTGGAACTAAGATGTATAAAAATAAAATACAAGGATTAAGAGGAAAAGCAACAGGACTATGTTTCAATTTACAACCTAAAAACATAATAACAGTAGAAGAAGCAAAGAAAATGAAATTTAAGTTATTTTCTATTGGTTGTGATACATCATATTCAAAAGAAAGCCACGATAAGGTAACATTAGAAGGTATAGGCATAACAGCAGATAATAAATGTGTTTTATTAAAAGAAAGAACATTTAATAATAGAGATAGAACAATACCATTTGCACCATCAGATGTGGTTCAATGGATTGTTGAATTTATGGAAGAGTTCAAAAATGAATGGGGATTTGCAAGAACTTGTTTTATAGATAATGCAGACCAAGGAACAATAATGGAAGCAAACAAAGCTAAAAGGCAAAATGCATTAGTATATAACTTTGAAAATGCATGGAAAAAGACAAAGATAATCACTAGAGTTCAACTACAAGAAAGTTGGTTGAATACTGGTGATTTTTTAATTGTTGAAACTTGCAAAGATTATATAGATGAATGTAATAAATATTCATTTGATGAAGATAATCAACCTGAGGATGGCAATGACCACTCAATAAATGGTTGTCAATATGCTTGGTTACCGCATAAAAAGAAAATTGGTAATTGGGAAGTAATAAAGAAATTGATTAAAGATGAGGAGGAATAATATATGAGTACAAGAAACACATTATTTCAAACACCAACAATTGAGATAGACCAAAGTAGATATGAAGAATTAATACAAAATGAATTAAAATATAAACAATATAAAGAACAAGCATCAATAGAAGTAATTAGAATAATAGAAGGTCAAGATAGTGAAACAGTAATAACTGAAAGTGAGGAATAAAATGGGAACAGTCAATGATAAAATAAAAAATGTAATACGAAATTGGTTAGAAATACAACCAAGTGTAGGAGATACAATAACAATACAAGAAACAAATACATTTGAAGGCAACTGTTTTAGAAATCTATTGTGGTATAGAGGAGATGCATCAGAACTACACCAATATTATACACAAACAGATGATTTAATGGGAAATGCAAAATTCTGGGCAGCGATAAGTACAACAGGAATAAACTTTAGAAAAATACATACTGGATTACCTGCTATGATAGTTGATATGTTAGCAGATATAATAGTTGATAGTTTTAATAAAATAGAAGTTAAAGGAAACAATAAAGCACAAACAAATTGGGAAGAGATAGCAAAAGAAAACGACTTCAAAGAAACATTAAAACAGGCAATTATAGATGTATTTGTACAATGCGATGGTGCATTTAAGATAAGTTACGATACAGATATAAGTAGATATCCTATAATAGAATTTTATTCAGGACAAGATGTTGATTTTGAATATACAAGAGGAAGAATAACAGGAGTAAACTTTAAGAATAAATACCCTAAAAAAGATGCTTGTTATACTCTTTTTGAAAAATATTCTAAAGATGGAATAAAATACGAATTATATAAAAATGACCAGTTAATGAAAGATTATAAAGCTATTCCTGAAACAGCAGAATTAGAAGAACCAAAAGACACCAAATTTATGATGGCTGTACCTATGATGTTTAATAAATCAAAAAAATATAAAGGTAGAGGTCAAAGTATATTAGAAAAGAAATTAGATGCTTTTGATAGCTTTGATGAAGTATGGAGTAAATGGATAGATGCATTAAGAGACAATAGAACAATAACATATATTCCAGAAGATTTAATTCCAACAGATGAAAATGGTAATTTATTAAAACCTAATACATTTGATAATAGATATTCAAAAACAGGAAGCACAACATCAGAGACAGAGAGTAGCAAGATTACAAGAGAAAAAGGCGATTTTGATTATGAAGGAATGTTACAATCATATATAACAGCATTAGACTTGTGCTTACAAGGGTTAATAAGTCCATCAACATTAGGAATAGATGTAAAAAAACTAGATAATGCAGATGCACAAAGAGAAAAAGAGAAAGCAACACAATATACAAGAGGAAAAGTAATAGATGTATTAGAAAAAGTTATTCCTAAATTAGTTACAATATGTTTAAAGGCATATGATTTAGCACAAGAAAAAACAGCAGGAGAATATGAAGCAATAGTAGACTTTAAAGAGTATGCAAACCCTTCATTTGAAGCAACAGTAGAAACAGTATCAAAAGCTAGACCTGGTCAAAATGTAATGAGTATTGAAAAAACAGTTGATACAATGTACGGAGATAGTTTAACAAAAGAAGAAAAAGAGGAAGAAGTAAAAAGACTAAAAGAAGAAGCAGGAATAATTCAAAAAGAAGAACCTAATATAATGGGAACATTAGAGTAGGTGATTAAATGCAAGATGAATATGATATAAAAAAAGTAATGGAAGAAATAGAATTACAACTAATATCTTCTATGAAAAGAACACTATGGAGCCATAAAGAAGATGAAAAGGCAAAAGGATTTGATTGGCCACAATGGCAAGCATTAAAGATAAAACAATTTGAAGGTTATAAAAAGACAAATAAAGAAATATTTAGCAGCAACACAAAAGGGTTAAATAGATATTTATATAAACATATAAAAAAACAATTTAAAGAAGGTGCAGGAAGAACAAATAAACAGGCAATACAGTCAGGAATTATAAGGAAAGAAGATTCACAATTGGGTGGGTCTTTTTTTGGATTAAATCATAGAAAATTAGATGCATTAATAAAAAGCACAAAAAATGATATGAAAGATGTAAAATATGCGACTTTGAGAATGGCAAATGACCAATACAGACAAATAATATATAAAGCGCAAGTATTTGCTAATACAGGAGCAGGAACAGTAAAACAAGCAATTGATATGGCAAGTAAAGATTTCTTGGAAAGAGGGTTTAATTGTATTGAATATAAAAATGGTACAAGACATAATATAGCTGATTATTGTGATATGGCTATTAGAACGGCAAACAAAAGAGCTAATCTAATGGGCGAAGGTGAAATGCGTAAAAAATTAGGCAACTCATTAGTATATGTATCTAAACATGGTGGAGCTTGTGATAAGTGTACACCTTGGGAAGGTAGAGTTTATATAGATGATGTATGGTCAGATGGAACAGAAGAAGATGGAGAATACCCATTATTAAGTACAGCAATAGAAGGAGGGTTATTCCATCCAAGGTGTCATCATGGAATTAGTACATATTATGAGGACATAAATGAAGAACCAAAAGAAGTAACAAAATCAAAACAAAATCATAATGAAGAAGAAAAATATACTCAATATTTGCAACAAAGACAGAAGCAATATCAAAGATTAGCTGTTGGTAGTTTATTACCTGAAAATGTATTAAATTACCAAAATAAGGCCGAAGAATTGCAAAATCAAATAGAAAGTAGTAAAATAAGAGAAGATAGATTATTTGAAAAATTAAATATAGATATAGAAAAATATACATTAAAGGAGAACAACATTCAAGAACTGACATCAAAGCTACTAAAAATGGATAATCATCCTCAAATAGTAAATCAAACTAATTATGATAAAATAAAAGGTAAAGAAATTGTTAGATACTTAAGAGATTATAAGGGAAGAACAGCAGAAGAGGCTTATAAAAATACATTGTATGGAGATATTAAATATAGCAATAAAAAGAATAGTCAATATGGAAGAGGAATATATTTTGGAGAATTAGTGGATGCAGAAACACTTAATTATACATTTGGAAACGGACAAGGTAAAGTAATTAGAGCAAAGTTAAGTAAAGATGCTAATATATTGGAATTTAATTCACCAATTGACTATTTAAAAGATATAAGTACAAGAACACAAAAACTTCCTAAAAAACTACAAAGAATATATGATAATGAACGTTCTTTGATATACATGTTAGAGGGATATGATGGAATAAAAATAAAAGGAAAAAATTACTATTGTATTTTTAATAGAAAGGTATTGATAATTAATGATGGGAAATGAAATAGAATCGTATTTGTGTATGTTATCATACACCGACTATATGATAAATTTATTATTTCATAATAAAAAAGATATAAAAGAGCTTCCAGATGTAGTTGAGGCAGTTGAAATAATGGAAAATTTTGAAAAATTTAATAGTATAGATGAAGTAAAAAAAGTAGATAATATTCACATACAAAATGCAATAAGGGAATTGGAGAATAAAAAAGTATAGGTAATGAAAAAAGAAGCAGAAGAATATTCAAAAAAATATAAATAGTTTAATAAAAGTAAAAATTAATTATTAGTATTTTCTTCTTCTTCTTTTAATTCATTTATAGCATGTTTTGTTGCAGCGACTACAAATGCAGAGAATGTTGTTTCTTTTCCTCTTATTACTTCTTCAACATCATCTATAAGACTATTTGGAAATCTGACAGAACGTTGAGTTGTTGATGGAATTATAGGTATTTTAAAACTATTCATAGTAAACCTCCTAATTACTATTATAAACATTTTGGTAAGTTACGTATGTGCCCCATTTTGAACGACAATTGAAACACATACAATAAATATTCTTTAATATATTATAAAGTAGAAAGAAAAAAAAGTCTGTCGAAATTTGTATGTTAATTTCGACATAATTTGACAGATTTGAGAATAAAAGGAGGAAGTTATTATGGCAAATCATGCAGAAAATGAAAAGAAACCAATTTATAAAAAATGGTGGTTTTGGATAATTATTATAGTAATAGGAATAATTATAGGTACATCACAAAATAATAATACTGTTGATACTTCAACTAATAATTATCAAAAAAATAATTCAGTAGAGGTTACTATTGTAGATTTCAGTACTATGTCAAAAGAAGAAGTAAAAGCATGGATAGATACGAACAAGATTAATGGTAAAATAACAGAAGAATATTCAAATGATATTGAAAAAGGAAAATTTATTAGTCAAAGTATTTCAGCAAATACAGTAGCGCATCAAGGTGATAAAATTACTGTAATATATTCATTAGGAAAAGAACCTACTACAGAAGAAAAAAATGCATTAAAAAAAGCAGAAAATTATTCTAATTCATTACATATGTCTAAAAAGGGAATTTATAATCAATTAACTTCATCAATAGAAGGATTTACAAAAGAAGCTGCACAATATGCAATAGACAATATAGATGTAGATTGGAATAAGAATGCTTTAGAAAAAGCAAAATCTTATCAGACAAGTATGAGTATGTCTAGTAAAGCAATTTATAATCAACTAGTATCATCAGTAGAAGGATTTACAAAAAGTGAAGCACAATATGCAATAGATCATTTAGGAGATTAATGTAAAGAAGGGAATTTATTATGGAAACAACTGAAACAAAAACAAAGTTTTGTAAACATTGTGGTGAAAAAATACCAGAAGATGCAATAATATGTACAAAGTGTGGAAGACAAGTTGAACAAATTAGTTCATCAAATCCAAATATAGTAATTAATAACACGAATACAAATACTAATAGTAATATAAATCATTGTATTACTGGAAAACCTAAAAATAAGTGGATTTCATTAGCGTTGTGTATATTTACCGTATGTGGGCATAAATTTTATGAAGGAAAAATTGGAATGGGAATAATATATTTATTTACGGTTGGATTATTTGGAATAGGTTGGTTTATAGATATAATAGCACTATTATTTAAACCAAATCCATATTATGTTTAATATTTAATTAAAGATAGCACTTACAGAAATGTAGGTGTTTTTTTATATACAAGTTTAGTGTAATGGTAGCACAACAGTCTCCAAAACTGTTTGTAGTGGTTCAAATCCATTAACTTGTGCCATTTTTAGAATTAGAGCTTTAAATAGGCTCTTTTTTTATTGCAAAAATTATGGTCGACGGACCTTAAACGGGGGAGGTTCCAATATGGAAGACGAAAAAAAAGAAAATGTAGATACTCAAACTACAACAGATAATACTCAAAAAGAGCAAAAAGCTGAAAACAAAAATGAGGGTGAGAAAACTAAAAAACAAGTAGCACAAAAAGGTGACGACGGTTCAATAGTTTTTAAAAATCAAGATGAGTTAGATGGATTTATCAGAAGAATGTATGCCAAAGGTGCTGAAAAAGCAGAACAAGGTGAAACTTCTAAACAAGTTCAAGACACTCAAAACAAACAAGAAGACAAAGGACAAGAAGAGCAAAAAGAGACTGCTCAAACAGACTATACTGACAAAATAGCACTTGCTATGGCCAAAGCAGGGGTTGATGTTAAGAAAGTTGAAAGAGCAGCAAGATTAGTTGATATGTCAAAAGTTCTAGAAAACGGTGTATTAGATGCTAAGAAACTAGAAGATGAAATCAACGCAGTAATTTCTGAATTTCCTGAGTTAAAAATAGCAAAGGAAGAAGAAAAAGAAGAAAAAGGATTTAAATTCGGAGCAACACAGAGCAACTCTGACGAAAATCAAAAAAACAAAAAGCCTGTAGCCACAAAAAGATGGAACAGGTTTAATTCATTTTAGGAGGTAATTAATTATGGCATTAAATTATGCAGAGGTATGGTCTCCAGACCTATTAGAAATTATGGAGCAAGAATCTTTAACTTCACCATTCGTAACTACAGCAGTTAAATGGTTAAGTGCAAAAACATTTCATTTTACACAAATGAGCACAAGTGGTTATAAATCACACAGCAGACTAGGTGGATGGAACAAAGGAACATTTGCACAAACTGATGTACCTTTCACATTAACACACGATAGAGATATTCAATTTATGATTGACAAAATAGATGTAGATGAAACAAATGAAACAGCATCTATTAAAAATATTTCAGAAGTATTCCACAAAACACAACAAATACCAGAAATGGATGCATACTTCTATTCTAAAGTTGCTACAGAAGCACAAAAATTAGAAGGATATCATAGCTCAACAGCATTGTCTTCATATACAAAAGAAAATGTATATGGAAAATTAAAAGCAATGTTAAGTGCTGGAAAATTAAGAAGATATGTAGCAAAAGGTGCATTAATTGCATATGTAAATTCTACAATTATGGATTTATTAGAACAATCTACAGACTTCACAAGAAAAATAGAAATGACACAAATTGCAGAAGGTGGAATTGGTATAGAAACAAGAATTACAGATATTGATGGCGTAACATTAATAGAAGTAATTGATGATGAAAGATTCTATGATAAATTTGATTTTACTGATGGATTTACACCAGTTGCAAGTACATCTCATAAAATCAATGTATTAATAGCATCTCCACTAACTGTTAAAACAGTACCAAAGATTGCAAGTATTTATTACTTTAATCCTGGTCAACACACAGAAGGAGATGGATATTTATATCAAGATAGAAGTTTATCTGATACATTTGTATTCCCAAACGGAAAAGATAATAAAATTGACAGTATATATGTTGATGTTGATACTGAAACATATAGTGCTGCATAGGAGGTTCTAAATGGCTAAAATAAAAATAGAAAAAGATAATGCAATATTATCTATAGAAGAGGAAGAATTATTACAATATGAAGCTAGAGGTTTTTCTAAATTAGGGGCTGCTAAAAAAGTGGCTTCTAAAGATTTAGAAAAAGAATTAAAGAAAATTGCAAAAGTTAATGAAGAATTAACAGCAAAAATAACAAAAATTGAAGAAGAAAAGACAGAGTTAGCAAAAGTTAATGAAGAATTAACAGCAAAAATTGCAGAATTAGAAAAGAAAGAAAAATAAGAGGTGTTGCAAATGATAAATGTTTATGCAACAAAAGAGGATTACTCAAAATATGGTTCTAAAGTATTAGAAGATGAAGAAATAGAAAAATATTTGGAGTTTGCCTCAATAGATATTAACAAAGCTACATTGACAAGAATTGAAAGAAGAGGATTTGATAATTTAACAATACAACAAAAAGATTTAATAATCAAAGCAACTTGTTTACAAGCAGAATATATAAAAGAAGAAGGCATATATGATGATAATAGTATATCTAGTTATTCTATAGGTGGAGACTTAACAGTAAATGAAAAGGAATCACAAGATATGGCAGATAAACTAAATATATCAAAATTAGCCTTTTTCTATTTAAAAAGAACAGGATTAACAAATAGGATTATATGATAAAAAGGTTAAATCCAAAACACTTGGAAAGATTATTAAATAATAAATGTGATGTAGTTATATATCAAGAAGGCTTATCAGAAGATGGTGAGCCTTTAACTTCTTTGAATTTAGAAAATCAAAAATGTAGATTTGTTGAAACAACTAAAATTATAATTAGTTCAGATGGAAGAAAGATTCAACTTGTGGGAAAAGTAATATTACTTGGAGATATAGCACCAACTATAAAGAAAATAAGTGGTGGACAAGTAATAATAAATGACATAGAATATGAAATTTATCAAGCAAGTAGACCAAGAAACCCAGATGGAACAGTTCATCATACAACATTGGAGTTGGTTTAATATGAAAATAACATATAATACTAAAAATATAAATGAATTATTAGAAAATGCAAGATTAGCATTGATAGATACTGCAGAAGCGGTAAAAACAGATTTAATTCAAAGTCAAATAATGCCATTCGATACTGGTACAATGCAAAATGATAGCACTTTTATAGATGATAAAAAAGTTATAAAAGGAGTTGCTAGAATAGTTGTAGATACAGTATATGCAAGAAAGGTTTATTTCGACCCAGAAATACATATAAAACAAGGTAAAAATCCTAATGCTAAACAGTATTACTTTGATGATTATATTAGTGGAAGCAAGAAAGATTTACCAATAAAATATTATAAACAAATGTTAAAAAGGAGAAATGGATAATGATAGCAAGAATTAGTGTATCTAAAATAAGAGATTATTTAAAAACTATTATTACAGACTGCCCCAAATGGTATATAGGACAAATGGATGAAAATCAAGATAAAGCAATTGCTTTGTATGCTAATCGTAGACAATTAGAAGATAATTCTAAATATAAAAAGTTGAAAAGTTATGGAATATTACCAGTTACATTACTGTTAAGATGGACTAAAAATTATAATATGGCTGAAACAATGGCCAATAAGATTTATGAACTATTAGACTGTAGTTCTTTTTTTATTGATGATTATAATTGCTCAATTGAGTGTTTATATAATGGACCTATTGATTTAGGTGCAGATGAAAACAATATTTACAAGTTTTCAATAGAATTAAATTTATTATATAGAAAGGGTGAAAAATAATGGCAGCAAAAACAGGAGTATATCCAGTATATGAAAATCAATTCCAAGTTGGTGCTACTAAAGAAGCTTTAACTGATATAGCTGATATGGAAAGTTTTTCAGTAAAATTAGACAATGGAGTAGAAGAATGGAATCCATTAGATCAAAAAGGATGGGTTAGAAGATTAATGACTTCTAAATCAGTTACTATTTCAATATCTGGAAAAAGAAACTTTGGAGATACTGGAAACGATTACGTAGCAGGATTAGCTTTAAAAAACGGCAGAGATGTCGAAGGATGTTTACAATGGACATTTCCAAATGGTGCAAAATTAGTATTTGAAAATGCAATATTTAACATAACAAACTGGGGAGCTGGAAAATCAACAGAAGTTATTCCGTTAGAATTTGATGTAATGTCAAATGGAAAACCAACATACACAGAAGCATCACCACAAAGTATTGAAACAACACAAGCGGTAAAAAAATAAGATATTAAAAAGTAAGAGGCCTTTAAAGGCCTCTTATAAATATATTTAGGAGGAATTTAAAATGGCAAATATAGATATTAGTTCAAAATTAAGTCATGAACCACAAACAATAACAATAGCAGAAGGCAAAACATATGAAGTAGACTGCGGAGCAGAAACAATGTTAAAAGCACAAGATTTATTTAAAAAAGATGATAGTTTAGATGGATTATTTAAAGCTATAGAATTATTACTAGGAAAAGAAGCATTAGAAGAAATAAAAGGAATGAAAGTAAAAGTTGCAGATTTAAAAGTCATTATTATAGCAATAATGGCACAAGTAAATGAAATTACTTACGAGGAAATGGAAAAACGATTTCAAAACAAATAATGAAACAGAATTATGGTACGACATGGAAGAAGACTGGCCTTTGATTGAGGCAAGTTTAGCAAAACAATATGGAATAAGAATAAGAAAAGAAATAGACACAATGAGTTATGCAGAATTGTGTAATCTTATATCTGGGTTGATGCCAGATACACCACTGCGGAAACATTGTTCAAATTCGCAGTGAAGATGATGAAGAAATGTTAAAAAACTTCACACAAGAGCAAAAAAATATAAGATGGAAATATAGAAATAAATTATCAAAGAAAATGAGCAAAGAAGATTATGAAAAAGTTATTACAGAATTTCAAAAAGCATTTAAAGAAATGGCTGGTGATAACAAATGACAGAAGTAAGATGCCCTAATTGTAATCAACTTTTATTAAAGGTTGAAAAATGCAAGGGTGAAATAAAATGTATAAGATGTAAGAAAACAATTAAAATTGATATAGATGAAAAAGACAGAGTGAGCAACACAACCATTAGTGGTGAGTAGTTAGCCAATACCTGCTTTTATCCTAAAAAAGAGGGGAGGAGTAGGTTTATGAGTACAAATGTAGGTGCTGTCGATTTTGAATTATTATTAAATTCAAATCCATTTAACAAAGGATTAAAAGATACAACAAATACAATAAAAAGTTCAGGAATAGAGAACTCATTAAAGAAAATTGGTAAATTAGCAGTAGCAGCATTCTCTGTTAAAGCAATAGTAAATTTTGGTAAAGAATGTATTGATTTAGGTTCTGATTTAACAGAAGTGCAGAATGTTGTTGATGTTACTTTTGGAAGTTTAAATACAGAAGTAAATAGGTTTGCCGAGAATACAATTACTCAATTTGGTTTGGGTCAAACTGTAACTAAAAAGTATGTTGGTACATTTGGTGCGATGGCAAAAGCATTTAATTTTTCGAATAAAGAAGCATTAGCAATGTCAGAAACATTAACAGGATTAACAGGTGATGTTGCTTCTTTTTATAATTTATCAAGTGATGAAGCTTATACAAAATTGAAGTCAGTATTCACTGGAGAAACAGAAACATTAAAAGACTTAGGTGTTGTAATGACACAAAATGCACTTGACCAATACGCATTGGCAAATGGTTATGGAAAAACAACGTCTAAAATGTCTGAACAGGAAAAAGTGGCTTTAAGATATAAATTTGTATTAGATAAATTAAATATAGCTAATGGAGATTTTGCAAGGACAAGTGATAGTTGGGCAAACCAAACAAGAGTATTAAGTTTAAGATTCAATGAATTAAAAGCGGCATTAGGACAAGGTTTTATTAACATATTTACGCCGATAGTAAAAGGAATAAATATGGTACTATCTAAACTTCAAGTGTTGGCAAATGCTTTTAAATCATTTACAGAAATGATTTTTGGAAATGCTGGTGGAGATGATAGTTCTAACTCAGTTTCAAACTTAGCTTCTGATGCATCAAAAGCAAGTGATGCTGTAGGCAGCATAGGAGACAGTGCAAAGAAGACCAAAAAGGATTTATTAGGATTACGTGGAATAGATGAAATTAATAATTTAACAACAAGTAGTGATGATAGTTCTTCAAGTAGTGGTGCTGGAAAAATTGATACATCTGGATTAGGAGATTTAACCAATTCATCAATGCAACAAGCTAATACACAAATGGATAATTTTATTAAAAAAGCAAAAGAATTATTTTCAATATTTAAAGAAGGGTTTAATGATGCTTTTGAAAATACAAATTTTGATGGAATAATAAATTCTTGTGAAAGGATAAAAACAGCATTAATAGAAATTTTTACAGATTCGGATATAGATGAATATGCAAGAGAATGGGTAGACACAGTTTTATATAATATGGGTAGAATGACAGGAAGCGTTGCAAGTGTTGGAGTCACTATTGCCGACAATCTATTGGGTGGATTTGCAAATTTTTTAGAACAGAATGAAGAAGATATACAAGAACATATTATGAATATATTTAGTATTTCATCAGAAAGCTGGGATTTACTAGGAGATATTTCAGAAACATTTGCTGATATTTTTGCTGTGTTTAGAGGACCAGAAGCAAAACAATGCACCGCAGATATAATTGCTATATTTACTGATGGAATATTAGGAGCATATGAAATAGTTGGAAAATTTACAAATGATATTTTGTATATTATAGCACAACCTTTCATAGAAAATAAAGATTTAATAAAAGAAGCATTAGAGGGACTATTTGAACCAATTTCAAGTGTTTTAGAAACAATAAAACAAGGAATACAAGATACTTTTTCAAAATTTTGGGAGGTATATGATACTTATATTAGACCAGCAGTAGAAAATATTAAAGATGGTTTTTCAAGTATTTTAGAAACAATCCTTATTGTTTGGAATGAAAATATAAAGCCAATACTAGATGAATGGGCTCAAAAATTTGATGAATTATGGACACAACATATTCAACCTATGGTTGATAGCTTTTTAGAATTTGTAGGAAAGGTAATTAATGGATTATCAGAACTATGGAATAAATGGTTAGTACCTATAATAAATTGGATTATAAAAAATGTAGTTCCAATTGTTGCTCCAATTATAAAAGAAATAGGAAATACAATAATGAATGTATTTGGTAAAATAGGAGATATTCTTAAAGGCTTTTGGAATACATTAAGTGGAATTATAGACTTTATAGTTGGAGTGTTTACAGGGGACTGGAAAAAGGCATGGAATGGCATTAAAGAAATCTTTAGTGGTATTTGGCAAATTATAAAAGGCATTTTTGGTAGTATTTGGGAAGCAATAAAAGGTATAGTAAGGACAGCTATTGAAGCGGTAAAAGGCGTTATTCAATTAGGATTAAATGTTATTAAATCAGTATGGCAAAACGTTTGGAATGGAATTAAGAATTTTGCTTCTAATGTATGGAATAGTATCAAAGGAATATTCTCAGGAGTAGGAAGTTGGTTTTCAAGTAAATTTCAAGAGGCTTATTATGGTATAACAAGAATATTTAGTAATATAGGTTCATTCTTTAGTGGAGTTTGGAACAGAATAAAATATACTTTCAGTAGTTTAGGAACGAGTATAGGAAATGCAATTTCTGGTGCAGTAAGAAGCGGAATTAATGGTGTTATTTCCATGATAGAAAGAACTGTTAATAGGGCAATAAGCTTGATAAATGGAGGAATAAATTTAATAAATAAAATACCAGGAGTTTATGTAGGACATGTTCCTTCTTTATATTTACCACGATTAGCACAAGGTGGATATGTAAAAGCAAACACACCACAACTTGCAATGATAGGTGATAATAGGCATCAAGGCGAAGTTGTAGCACCAGAAGATAAACTACATAGCATTATGTCAGAAGAATTATCAAAATTTCAAGGAAATGGAAATAATAGTGAAGTGATTTCATTACTAAAAGAAATATTGAAGTATTTGAGAAATTCTAGCGGAGATACAGTATTAAATATTGATAATATAGAATTAGCAAGAACAGTAATTAAAGGAATGAAAGCATTACAAGCAAAATCAGACAAACCAATATTAGATTTTATTTAGAAAGGGAGCAGGAAAATGTCAATATTACAAGTAAATGGAGCAGAAATAACTGCTCCTAAAACGTGTAAAATAGGTATATCAGATCAAGATTATAATTCTGATACTGATTCAAATGGAAATTTACATAGAAATAGAGTTGCAATAAAAAGAAAAATATCAAATGAATGGGGTCCTCTTACTTGGACTGAAATAAGTAGAATATTAACATCTATAAAGGATGTTTTTTTTAATGTTACTTATCCAGACCCACAAACTGGAAAATATGAGACAAAAAGAATGTATGTAGGAGATAGAACTTCTCCTATTGCAGTTTTACAAGATGATGGAAGTATCATGTGGGAAGGATTAACAGCGGATTTCGTAGAAAAGTAGGTGATTAGATGTATATTATAAACCCATATTATTTGGAAGCATTATACAAAGAAGATAGAAGAACAAGAGCAAGAATAAAAATAAATGATATTACTATAAACAATGAAAATATAAAAAACATAAAATATGATTTGAGTATTAATGATAGTGAAAAATTTACAATAGGTGGAGTATATGGAGCTACTGCAACTGTTACATTATTAAATTATGATAATGAATTTGACAATATAAAATTCGAAAATAAGGAATTTAATATAGAATTATGTGTTGCAATAGAGGACTTATATACAGTAGGACAATTAAATACAGAATTAGTGAAAATAGTAAATACATTAAAGATAAAACAAGTATCTTCATTATGGATTCCACAAGGTATTTTTTATGCAACTGATATTAAGAAAAATGAAAATAAAACTATTACAATAAAACTTATAGATAAAACCAAATATTTAGAAGATGAGTATATATGTAATTTAACACCACCGTTTACATTAAAACAATTATACGATGATGTTCACAAGCAAGTACAAATAATATCTGATACAACTACATTTTATAATCAAGATAAAGTAATAGATAAAGTACCAGAACGGATATACATATAAACAAATACTAGGTTATATATCTGAATGTGCTTGTGGATTTTATATATTAAACAGACTTGGAAATGGGGAATTAAGAACATATGGATTAGAAAGTGTAAAATCTATTTCAAGGGGAAAATATAAACAATTTTTACCATCAGAAAATTATATTACAATTCAAAAAATAAAATATGCAGGAAGTAATATTATTGGAGCAGAAAAAGGCTATGTTTTAGAGTTAGAAGAAAAGAATCCTTTTATAAATGATGTTATAGCTCAAAGTATACTACTAAAAATGCAAGGTTTTACCTTTATACCATATACATATAAAGCTACAATTTCAGATTTTGCAGTAGATGTAGGAGATATGTTCGATATAACTAATACTAATGATGTTAAATATTTAACATATATAATGGGAAATACTTGGGAATTTGATGGTTCTGTTACTCAAACTTGGGCAGCAAAAGGAGAGAACGAATTAAATAACACTTATTCATCTAAAGGACCAATAAGTCAACAAATAGAAAACATAATAAAAGAGCAAATACCTAATGCAAAACAAGAAGCGGTAGAAAAAGCAACAGAATTATTAACTAAATTTAATGGTGGATATGTAGTAAAAAAAGATGGTGAATTATTTATTTCAGACAATGAAGATATAGACAAAGCACAACATATATGGAGATGGAATATCAATGGATTAGGATATTCTAGCAAAGGAATTGATGGACCATATGGTTTAGCTATAACAATGGATGGAAAAATAGTAGCTGATTTTATTACTACTGGAACAATGTCTGCTGAAAGAATAAATGGAGGAACTTTAAAATTAGGTGGAAACAATAACACGAATGGTTCTATTCAAGTTGTAGATGCAAATGGAAAAGATTTAGTTACTATTAGTAAAGATGGGTTGATACTTTCTAATGGAACAAAGCTAATAGGAAACGGTGGTGTTTTATCAAATTTACAATTTTTAGCTAAGGGAATTTCAGAAGTTAATGGAGATTCTAAAAGTGCTGGGGAATATTGGTGGTTAGGTTTTATACCTGGCTATGTTTCTAGTGCAGATAAATATAGTTTGTATATTGATATATCTGTACCAAGTAATTTTACAATAACGTCTGCATATTTAAAATTAAGGCACATTCCAACAAAAACAAGTATGAAAAGTGGTTCTACAGTTTATGGATATGCTAGAAATGTTAAATGCTATATAGCAGAAATTTCAAATAATGTTTATGTTCAAGGTGAAGAACAAAGCGAATATAAATCAGAATTTGGAGGGATTTATTATAATGAAATAACAGGTTGTTTTAATAACTCAAATAATAGTTTTACTCCAGCAGTTCCAAGTGCAAATAATTTGAAAGTGACAGAAATCGTTTCAAAAGATATAGCTAGTAAAATACAGAAAAATTGCAGAATAAAAATAGCTACAACGAACTCAATACCTTCTGCTGAAAAGGATTGTTTTGCACAAACTGGTTTTGTTTGGGCTGCAATAAATATATATGGATATTTACAATAGGAGGGAAAATAAATGTCTAAATTTACAGATTTTTTAAATTTATTTATGTGGGACTCTATAGAAGATTCAGAAGAAGAATTTAATATAGATAAAGCATTAAATGATAATTGGAAGAAAATAGATACAAAAGTAAAAACACACGTTACTAGTGTAAATGAAGAAATTAATAATTTTAAAGAAGAAACAAATCAAAAAATAGAAAATATCCAAGCACTTCCAACAGGCGGAACAAAAGGACAAGTCTTAACAAAACAAAGTGAAACTGATGGAGATGCTAATTGGGAAGATATAGAAGCAAACGAAGTATTTGTAGGAAACGAAGAAGAAGCACCAGAAACAGCAAAGATAATAATAGAAGATGAAGACTTTAAAGAGAGTGCTGGATTAAGCAAAGCTGAGGTATATGTAGGAGCAGAAGAGCCGACAACTGGTGAAAAGGTGTGGTTTAATAAAAATAAAAATTCAATATATGTCAGAAACTCAAATGGAGTGTATGAAGAGTTTGCAAAGAAGAGTGAAGAAGTATATTCAACAGAAGAACAGAGAATTGGAACTTGGATAGATGGAAAACCA